AAGCTTCTCTTATTTTCAGGAAGAAATGATAAAGGCGTCTTCACTTATGTGATTGACTCCGATAGGAATTATCTGGAAAAAACAGCTTCCGAGTACCACCCGACAATCGCGGCCTACATCAATAGCGCAAAGCCCATCAAAGGAAAGACTCAGGTCCTTCTCACGGCCCTTGGAGCCAGCGAATATTGGGGATGCAACGCGAATGCGGATTTTTTCCCCGAAGCGGCTTTGGCCTACGACGGCCCCGAATACGGGCATAAGACATTCATGACGCAGGCAAAAGTTTTTAGGCATCATTTAAATAAAAACACCTCCGAGTCGTTCGGCGAGGTACTCCTTTCGGTCTATAACCCGACTTACCATAGGGTTGAGCTGATTATCACGTTCAACCACTCGAACGCCAGGGACCTTGTAGCAAGAATAGACAACGGAGAAAACCTAGATTTTTCAATGGGTTGCCGGGTGCCTTACGATATCTGCAGCATCTGCGGAAACAGAGCCCCTACAAGAAAGCAGTACTGCGATCATCTCAAATATTACATGGGGAAGATCGTCCCTGGAGTTGGAAAGCAGGCTTATGCCATCAACACGCTGCCTAAGTTCTTCGACATCTCTGTCGTTCTCATTGGAGCAGACAGGATAGCTAAGAGTCTTTTGAAGGTGGCGTCCTCAAACATTCCAGTTTTAAGTTCGGCATATCTGGCCGAGAAGATGGCCGAGAAAAAGCAGGCCGAGATACAAAAAGAAATCCCAGCGAATCAGCCTCCCGCTAGTTCTGAAACCGTGGAAAAGGCTAAAGAGCTATCAAGAGGAATCATGGAAGTCAAGGCTATGGAGCCTCCTCTTCCGAGGCCTCTTCTTGATGAGATGGGAAGAGCTCCCCTTGCTAAAGTCGTCTCAACTATGACGATGCTGGGCATTGTGCCTAAGCCGCAGGAGTTCCAGAGAATCTTTCTTATCCATATGGGACAAAAGCCTTTGGCTGATAGGCTAGATTCCGCCAACGCATGCTTCGATCCCATGTCGGTCGAGACTCCGACAAAGGAGCATGTAGATAGTCTAGGTCTAAGCTCCTCGAACTTCGACGAGCTTATTATGAAAAAGCTTCTTCCTCACATGGCAGACAGAAGCTACGCGGCTCCTCATCTTGGGAGCAGGCTGGTTATCATGATCAAAAAGGGATCGGACTACCCCCTCCCTACGTTGATAAAAATATCTGAGCAAGAGGCCTCTAAAGAAAGAAAGCCCATCAGTCCAGCAATGGCTCTTCTAGCGGCTGCCGGAGCCTACGCGGCTCTAACACACCTGGCCCCTAAAGAAGCTCTTCACAGCATCGACAAGCTTCTTTCGACCACCACAGGCATGAGCATCGCCGCGGCTCTTGGACTTGGTCTTATAAGGACCTTCAACACGGTAGCGGGGCCCAAGGCCTCCGGACAGACATTTTCTACAGGAAACAGCAATCCCGATGGCAGCGATGTTTATTCGCGCATTGAAGCTTTAAAGCAAAAGCCTTTCTCGAAGGTGGGGGCGGCCATGCCGTTCGCCATGAAACCAGCGGCAAAGAGGCTATTTCTAGGCGTTCCTTTAGCCTATATGGCATCGGGAGTATTGCAGAAGCATAAAGAGCTAAGCCCTTATGGTGAAGAAGGTAGGGTAAGAAGTTTTATCCGCCGGAACCCTGACATCATAAGCGCAGCTTTGATCGCTGACGCGGCGCTGTCCGCAAAAGGTCATTCTATAAGCAGTAGGAATCTATTTAGACATGCCGAGAATTTGGGCCGGTCCGCTGGGTCGAAATGGCGAGACTTAAACAAAAACTTCGGTTATTCTAAAATGGCGTCCACTACAAACGAGGATGATTTTTTAAAGACGGCAGATACGCAGGAAGTCCTATCTAATTCCATCATATGGCCTCTAGCCATGGGAACTACGAACCTTCCTGGAAGAATAGCCGGCAGTTTGTTTGATCAGGCTGTTTTGCATGCGGGGTCTGAAATCTTAAAAAGAAAGAAGACTCAGGGAATTCAGGGATAACATTTTTCACCAGACCATATTTTAAGGAACAACTAATTATGGCTACATTGCAAGAACTATTAGAAGTTGATTTTGGCGTAAGCTCGACTGAAAAAGTCGCAAGCGACAATCAGTCCGACATCGACGCGTTGGCGGCGGAACTAGGTCTTTTCGACAAGACTGCCAGTGAAGAAGTTGAAGTTGAAACCTCCTCTGAGAAGCTTGCTTCCGCAGAAGGCCTTGACTCTCTTTACGCATCGCTCTTTCCAGAAGACTGCTTCTCAAAGACAGCTGAAGAAGTGAAAGTCGCTCAAGAGCAAAAACTTGGCGCGCTTGCTTATGACCACATGGCGGCTCGTTGGGACGCAAGGATGGAAAAACTTGCGGCAGAAGTTCTAAGCGGCGGAGCGACAATCAGCGCTTCCACAGCTCCAGAGCATGACGGCAATCCTCACGAGGATCCGACCATTGCCCAGGCTCAAAAAACCAACCGCCCAGCAAACGCCGGCGACAAGATCGACACGTCCCCTGTCTTCACTGACGAGATCAAGAAGATGAATGACGCTCGCACAGTTGGCGATTACCAGCAAAAGCATGCCGCCATCAAGGAAGCTGCTTTCCGAAAGGCGTATCTTTTGTCGAATCTTGAAGGCTAATTTTTTAACAAATACTCTCTTGGAGGTATGAATATTATGCGATTTGAAGATTTAAGCGCAGCAGACCAAAAACTGCTCAATACAGATCTAGGCGATTTCGAAAAAGAGGCTGCTGCTGAGTTGGCTCTTGCAGACGAAATGTACACTGCAGGTTTCCAAAAGCTTGCTGTTGAAACAGCTGATTATCTTGACAGCCTTTACGAAGAAAAAGTAGCGGCTGAAAAAGAAGACAGCAAAGAAGACAAAGAAGAAGACAAGGAAGAAGAGAAAAAAGCTTCTGATTTGGCTGCTTTCATCGAAAGAGGCTACTTCGACGGTCTTCGCAAACTCGGCTCTGAAAGACATGGCGATGAGATGGCTTATCTCACGCCGTTCGTAGAAGAGAAGATTGCGGAAGCTGGAGCTAAAGCTGCATTAGGAAAAGTCTGGACTAAGATGAAAGACTTCCCCCGACATGCCGCTCAACAAACTGCAGAGGGAGCTAAAAAATTTAGCGGCGGTAAGAATCTTTACAGCGCTGGCAAAAAGTACGATCTAAAAGACAACGTCTCGATGGGCAAGAAAATGATGTCCGGTGGAGCGAAAGATGCTGCTAAAGGAGCTGGCAAATTAGGTCTTCTAGGATTGGCAGGAGCAGGGACTGTAGGAGCTGCAGGCGCAGGCATTCATAAAGGTCTAAAAGGCAAAAAAGAAGATTAAAACTTTCAGGCCAGAGGCATCTCTGGCCAAATGGAGTTTCTAATGAGCAAAACTCTTAACAGCCTTCTTCAAGAAGCTGACGATATTATCAGCGGGAAGATGGAAGTCAAGACGGCGGCTAAAGAAGTCGACGGCGTGACAGAGCTTGCGGACCAGCTGAAGGCGTCTTCTCCCGTCTCCGAGTATACGATGACTGAGAAGGTCGCTTACGCCAGAGCCGTGCTCGACACTATCCTCAATCTGGATTACCTAACGAAAGTGGCCGAACTCGAAGACAGAGCCGCCAAGTCAGGAATTCCCGGAGAAAAGGTCGCCGAGTATTTCGAAAAGAAAGCTGGGATGAAGTTCCGGTCCGTTCTCGATCTCGTCAACGCCTGAGGATCAAGATGCAGGATCTAGACAAAACAGCCGCTTTCGGGAAGGTGTTCGCTCCAAGGGGTTTCTCTAAAGGAATCCACGGAGCCGAAGACGCGAACCGAATTTGGCATGCCTACAGGCACCAAGGAATCAAAGGGGGAGACGAGTCTCTTCTTCTTTGGCCCTTTAAGGCCCTAGGGTCTAAGATCCTCCCAAAGAAAGCCAAGCGCGTCCTTAGAAATGTAGGCTGGAATACTTTTGGGGCTCCTGCTCTAAGAGCGGACACCTACCTGGGAAGCAAGCTCGAAAAGATACCAGGCATAGGCAAGAGCCTTTTTCGAGTCAAAGAAGATGTCCCCTGGGGACGAGGCATGAAGAAAGAAGTTGTCAGGTCTTCCGCTCTGGCCCCTCTCGCAAAAGCCAGAGATGTTGCGGAGCCTATACTTGTCGGTGTAGGATTGGAGAAGGGGATTAAAAAGTTGAAAACCATAGGACAACCTGAAGCTTCGTCGCAAGACCAGCAGCTTCGAGAAAAAGTAGCTTCCGTAATGCTCTCTCTTCACGAGAAGAACAAAGGGCATGAGAAGCGGGCGCATGCCGAAAGACTCCTATTTAAACAAGTAGAGATGGGTCTTATGCAGTCGCCACAATCGCACAGTGAGCTGGAGACAAAACTAGCGGCACTCGTAACCGAGGATCTAGTAGTATTAGAAAAGGCACTGGAATTAACAGGCGGGAACGTCAAGCTTGGCGAGCTTTCACTCGCAGATCCAAGCGCTGCGGTCAGCCCTGTGGAGAAATTTCAGGCGACGATTCTAGGAAACGAATTTTAATCTTTTATGGAGGACGAGATGGTAGTATCAATCTCTGATATCCGCGTCGCCCCTATCGGCGAGGATCTCACGACAGATGAACTCAGTCTCTCAGTATTGAGAGGCATTGAGTCAATGCATAGGGTCGACAAGAAAGTCGCCGTTGGCGAAACTTTCTTGAGAGGCGAATGGGCCGTTCTGAATGTAGACGGCAAAGCTGAGCGACCAGGCGGAGTTGGCGTTGGCGGAACATACCTTGTATGGTCTGGCACCGACAGATTCGATTCTAGAGCTACAGGCCAAGTTACCCTCATTATGAGCCACCCTGTCATCGCGGAATCAAGCCGCTACGACACAGGCTTCAACTATAATGTTGGCGACTATTTGACAGTCAAGGACGTCGGTCCAGGAACTGCTTTTGTAACTGCGTGGGCCACTGGCGACGCGAAGCTTGCAAGAGTTGTTGCTGTGAATAGCGGGTCACTTGTTTTTGAAACTTTGGGCGGCGTAGAATAAGCCACACCTATTTAAACCTAAGGAGTTTAACTATGCATGAAGGATTAGACGCCCAGACTTTCAACAACCTGTTCGTAGAACAGCTTGACACAGTCGACGGCATTAAAAAGACAGCAGCAGCAGGCGCCGCGTTCGTAAGAGCGCGGATCAGGGAAATTGGCTTCGGACGACGAATCATGCCCCCTGAGTCAGTAACCAGGGTCGATCTCACCAGGTCTACAGATCACGATACGCTGATCAAGATCGTTGACATCGAGCACAACTCCAAAGCTATGGCCCTCAACTTCGCTGGCGAAGCTGACGAGCGCTATATCCAAGGAAAGCGTTATGCGATCCCTTTCTTCAAGATTGAGTCTGAGAAATTCGTAAAATCAGAAGGCGAGCTTCTGGCTTACGATTATCCCATAACAAAAGTCATCGAAGAAAACTCGATCAAGGACATCCAGAAGGTTGAGGACATCAAGTTCATCGAGTATGCGGAAGCCGCTATTTCCCTTACAGGAAAGCGTCTTGTATCAGCTGCTACAGCAGTTGACCGAAAAGAGATGAACAGCCTTTTCAAGATGATTGATTATGATCAACTCTTGGCTGACGTTTGCCTCATGAACACAGTTGATTTTGATGATTACATGGTACAGCCTGCGATTGACATTGGCTCGCCACTTGCGTCTGAGATCACTGTAGACGGCTACAAATACCAGACAATCCTAAAGAGAAAGCTCGTTGTGACGAACAAGCACGACATCCTTCTCCCAGGCGAAATCTGGACATTTACTGAGCCAGCTTATCTTGGAAACTTCTTTATCCTCAACGACATCAAGTTTTGGATCAAAAAAGAAGCTGACCTTGTTATGTGGAAATCTTGGGAATATATCGGTGAAGGCTTCGGCAACATCCGATCAATCGCCAAGATCGAACTCGATGTTCCAAATCCGATTCCTGTCGGCGGAACGATCTAAAAGTGTTTTAGAGGTTGAGGAAGCATGTTATTGTTTCCTCAATCTTATTATTTGGAGGATACAAAATGCAGAGATTCAAGCTCGTCAACACCACTGTGAAAAAACCAAGACTACATCCCAAAACAGCAGCCGATCTTAGGACCGCTATCGAGCGAGTCGGGCACGATGTGGAAGTCATCCTTAACAGCGGAACCCCGCTCAGGATTGAGAAACACCGACCCAGGATCGTAGACCATGTCAACGAGGGCATGCACAGGATGGAGCATTATGGGTACATCAGGATTGAGCCCATAGAAGACGTCACGGCAGTTCTTAAGCACCACACAATGGTGACAAAAGACACTATCTTAAAGCCGGATGAAAACGTAAAATATGAAGAGCTTCAGAGCAAGCCTTTTGAAAAAAGAGAAGCCAAAGTCGTCATGATGGGCGAAAGCAGCGTCGAAGACGTGAAGAAGGCTGAGAGCAAGTATGAAGGCGCTGTGAACCCAGACGGGGAGCCGAACTTCTCGGTCACGGCCAGCAAAGATATGAAGGTAAACAGGAAGCGCCCACAAAGAGAAGACACTCCAAGCGGGGATCCGGTTGAAAACTAGGAGAAATGATGGCTCTACAGA